TACCGTCAATCAAACTACGATAAGGCACAACTATTTCTTCTGACGACCACTGAACGATACCAGTGTTCTCATCACATTTTCTCATAAACTTCAGTTCCCACAGACTTCTATAAATAATCTTAGTGTGGTCACCCTTATATTTATGAGAGTTTGAAGGTCTGAATTTTCCTCTGTATGCCATATTGTTTTCGTTATAAATAGATGTAAATAAGTATTTATAAAGGTTCAATCATGCCATCTAAAGTGCCTCCTTCACCAGATGCTATACGAAATCGTAGAAAAACAGAAAATCAAGTGAATCAAGTACAATTCCCTTCTGATTTGGGGGATGTTGGTATGCTCTTGATGTTCAAGAAATATTCATACGGTGAAAAAGATTCGGGTGCGATAACAAATACGAGAGCAGATATTCAAGATTCTCTTTTTCTTTCTTTGCCTGATGCTCTTATAGATGCACAAGGTGTGAGAGTTTCTGCGACAGAACTTGGTTTAGCGGGTAATGCTGCTGCTGGGGCTACGGCTGCATTAGGATCGGGTGGGTTGAGTGCATTGGTAGATGCTATAAGAGGTATAGGGATGAAAGAACTTGCTGGTCAAGCACTCTCTTATTTTGCTAATGAAGCTGCTACTGCGGTAGCGCCCGCTGTAATGCAAGGTGTTGAGGCTGGTGCTGGGGCTAAAAGAAATCCCTTTCAAGCGTTAATGTTTGATGGTGTCGATTTAAGAACATTTACTTTCAACTGGACATTTGTACCTAAATCTCGTTCTGAAAGCAACAGTGTAGCTGAAATTATAAGACTTTTTAAATATCATAGTCTTCCTTACTATAAAGATTTCAAATCGGGTAATGTAAGTGCTGGCGGTAGAGCATTCCTGTCTTATCCTAGCGTCTGTCTACCTTTAATTAAAGGAGTTGATGCGCTTGTACTCAAGCCGTGTATGATTAACAGAGTTGATGTTGATTATGGTGGTGGTGGAGAACTTGCATTTCTAGAAGGCGGTAACCCGGCAGCATTTAAACTTAGTGTGACTATGCAGGAAATGCAGATGTGGACTAGAGAAGATTATGGTGGAGTATCTAAAGTAGTACCCGAAAATACAGTTGAATCCCAAATAAAGGCTGCGTGGGGCATGATATTCTAATGTCAAAATATTTCAGATACTATCCACAAACACAATACGCTTTTGCTAATGGTAGTTTTACGATTGAGAAGTCTGTAAAGAACATCTCTCTTAAAACAGTTCTGAAGGATGGGCTATCACAGGATGACCCATATGCTTTTCTTCGCTATACGGTAAGAGAAAATGAGAAAGCAGAAGACATTGCAGACTTCTACTATGATGACCCTGCTATGAGTTGGTTAGTGTATTTTGCTAATGACATTGTTGACCCATACACTCAATGGCCAAAGACATACGAAAACTTCACTGAATATTTCAGAAAGAAGTATGCGAGTCAAGCACTTCCTACAGGCACTGATGCTATCGTATGGGGACAAGATACAACCAGAACTGATAATATCGTTCATTGGAAAAAGACTGATGATGAGACGATACTGATTAGCCCAGACTCATATATAAGAGCGCAGACATTTAATGGTGATTTTGTTGCTGGTGAATGGACCGCTGTTCGTCGTTTTGATTATGAAATGGAAGAGAATGAGGAACTAAGAAATATCATTCTCGTTAATACTTCATATGCTTCAACGGTACTAGAAAATTTGAGAAGTTTATTAAATGAGTGATAATACATTTGACATAGGGTTTTGTGATATTCAACTAGCAACACTCAATCGCTATGGTGAACTCAAAAAACCTGCGTTTGACATATCAAATTACATCTCAGAGATATCGTTTACCGAGTCTATTGATTCGCCTTTGCTTTTTGGTGAAATGATGTTGTTGGATTCGTCAGGCCTCATCGATAATTTCCCCATACTAGGTGAAGAAATTTTTACGTTGAAATATGTAGATTTTTTTGAAAACGAGATTACACAGCAATTTTTGATTTATAGCTTATTAGATGCTGTTCCTGGTGATCAACAAAACTATATGTATTATAGATTACAATTTGTATCACCACAGCATTTTATAAGCACAAGTAAAAACGTACAAAAAAGTTATATTGACTTTACCACTAAAGAAATGGCTCAACTAATATTTGATGATTTCATTGTAGACGAAACCAATTTTAAGAACTCTGCTAACGATATCGAAATTCAAGATACAACTGGTACGCAGACTCTAGTTATTCCTTCTCTACAACCTATTCAAGCCATCAACTTTCTGTGTCGAAAATCATTCTCTGCTGATGATAAGAGTTCTAATTATTACTTCTTTCAAAACAGAGAGAAGTTTAAGATGATCACTCATGAAGAAATGATTAGAACATCTAAACCTACTGCAAAAGCATATTCATATGACCCGTCTATTGCAATAGAGGGGCCTGCTGATAGAGATAGAGCAATGAATAACATCACTTCATTGTTTATACCTAACAGATTAAACACGGTTGCTGAAATGAATACAGGTGCTATGGTTTCTGACATTGTTGAAATTGATATATTGAACAAACAATATATTCACAATATTTTTAAATACAAAGATAGCTTTCAAGACTATAAACATCTAAGTGATAAGGTTAGATTTCCACATACTGAAAATTTTACTAGTGACTTCTTCAGCGATGAAAATGTTGTAAAATCATATATGATATTCACTGATTTTGAAAGAGAACAGCAAAGATATAAAGATATCACTGGTCCTAAAGTCTCAAATAGATACTATCTAAACTCCACCGTTATTGAAATAGAGATATATGGTAGAAATGATTTATTTGCCGGTGATGTTATTCTACTTGATATACCTCAATTTGAAAATGTTAATGGAAATACAGATAAACACAAAAGTCTTTCTGGATATTGGTTAGTGAAAACTATCAAGCATTCTATAAAGGGTAAACAATATACAAGCAGACTGACTATAATAAAAGACCTTGTTCCAGGAGATAAATCTGGAGTTTCAACAGTAGCAGATATGACGGCAGAAGGTGAAGTGTAATGGCTGAAAATGGATTTAGAAATCTACTATGGTTTATGGGTGTCGTAGAAGACCGTAGAGACCCAAGAAAGATGGGTCGTGTTCGTGTTCGCTGCTTTGATATTCATCCAGACAGTAAAGAAGATGTGCCTACAGAAACTCTACCTTGGGCAATACCTGTTATTGGTTCGTATGATATCAACTACAAGCCACCGATTGAAGGTTCGTGGGTATTTGGATTTTTCCTTGATGGTGCTGATGCTCAACACCCAATGCTTCTTGGTGTAATGCCTGGTATGCCTACAACTGCTGTAAATACAGCACTTGGTTTCAATGCAGCATCTGATGCTAACCCACATCCAGTATCATCGTATCAGCCAGATATTTCTCGTCTTGCAAGAGGTGAGGATATTGGAGAAACTCATGTTGCTGGTAAATTTATCAATCAAGAACACTGCCCTGCGTATCCTTGGTCAGAACCATCGCCACCATATAATGCAGAGTACCCATACAATAAAGTTCAAGAAACTGAATCGGGTCATGTCTTTGAAATGGATGACACACCAGGCTCAGAGCGTATCAATATGCATCATGCTTCTGGTACATTCACAGAAGTTGGTCCAACTGGTACTCGTGTGAATAAGATTATTGGTGACGAAGTAACAATCGTTGAAAAAAACGGTAGAATTATGATTAACGGCACAGCAGATGTTGTCGTAAAGGGTACTTGTAATGTCACAGTGGAATCTGATTGTAATTTGACTGTTGATGGTAGTTTGAACACGAATGTGCATGGTGACTACAATCTAAATGTTGCAGGTGGAATCTATATGAACTCTGGTGATATCTTCTCACAAAAAAGTTCTGCAATTAGACAAGAGGCCTTTCTTGATAACTATAATGTATTTGCTAACAAAAGCGTTTACATTCAAGCGCAGAAAGACAATATTCACATCTATGCTAATACAGGGTTCGTTTCTGCATATGCTAACACAGATGTGAGAATTGAGAGTGGCGCTAATACCTACTTCGATGCTGCTGGTAAAACAAACATCAAAGCAACTGGTAACATCGCCGTTGAAGGTGCTAAGATTGATTTGAATACTAGTGGAGCAGTTGAAGTTGATCCAGGCTTCACTGCCATTCTTAATGGTGTAGATGTGCCACGAGTAAAACCATCTGGCAAGCAACCAGCCTTTAGACCTCTATTTGGTAATCCACCCGATAGAAAGTTTCCTATCGAAACAAAATTAGAAGATGAGCCATATCCAAGTTTCACCGACCCACCAGAATTGTGGAGAGATACTCACCCACTAGGGGAGGACGAATAATGTCTCTATTATCTATCGATGTTCCTTTTCTAACAACTAATGATTTGTTAGAAGTATCAGACTCTGTACCTGGGCCTGGTCCAGACGGAGAGATTTTTTCTGAGTTACAAAAGTTCAATGCTATTGTACCGTCAGAAGCATTTGCCCCACAAGATATGTTTGCTCTCAAAGAGAGTATTACAGCGAAATTAACAGATTTAAACCCTGATGAGTTATCAGCAGTTGGAAATTTATCATCTAGCATTTCTGCACTAGATACCTCTCAATTGTCAACTGTTCTTTTTGATAGTGGAGTGGATGTTGAATCATTTTCATTAGATACTTTTGATTTATCTGTTGAAGGTCTAACTGATTTAGGTGCTGGCATTGATGAATTTAATAACGCCATCGCTGGCGGATGTGAAATTGTGCTTGCTGCACTAGCTGCTTCTAAAACACCAAAAGAACTAAGTTTAGAGTCGTTCGATTTAAGCGATCTTGAGTCTTCTATTTCAGGTGCCATCACGAATGTAGTTGATGGTATAACTGAATTTGCAAGCGATTTAGACCCAGAAACAATTGCGGCACAGGCAGAAAAAACTGTCACAGATTTGATTGATGAAACTGTGAACACAGTAGAGAATATTACTGATAGTATTATTGATACACTTGATGATCTTGAATCTGTCGATACTGTTGGTATACGAGCAAATATAGAAGCGCAAGCAGAAGCAATCGCTGCTGAATTCAAAGCGTCTGTTGACACACTTCTTGGTGGTGTTCAGAGTGCTTTAGCAGACACTATACAAATCACAGAAGGTTGTGGTGTACATACAGCAAAATCTACAGAAGCATTGGTTAAGAATCTTCAAAAAAACGTTGATGCTCTTGCTGATAAAGTAGAAGTAAGTGCTATGAATTTAGCACCAACACAGAAGTTGCTCACTGAAAAACTTGAACGTGTGAAGGGGTTGGTGACAGATACTCAAAATAAAAAGATTGTAACAATGACTGCTGCGGTAGTTAAGAAAGCACAAGAGAATAACCCTCAAGCAGCGCCAAAAGAGATTGAACAGATCGTTAAAAGTCAGATTGCAAAAGCCAACAAAACGCATGATGAAAAGATACGGACAGAGCGAGAGTGTATTTCAAAAAGAGTGAATAGCGCTTCTTCTACCTATGCTGATATTCAACGAGCAGGCAATCAAAGGTCAGCATCTTCTGCTGCGGGTGGTAGACCAATTGCAAATAAAGGGTCTATAATCAGTGCAGTTATAAAATGGTCTGGTGATAATAAATTATATGATGCTTCATACTTTAAAGGTAGATATGCTAAAGATACTGCAGCTAAAGTGAACACTCTTCATCCAAAAATCAGAGAACGATTTGCTAATGCTATTCGTGATGTTCAGAATGATCCTGAAATTTTAGCTATGAATGGTACAGCAAGGTATTCGTTTGCTACAAGAACTTTTGCTCAACAAGCTGATTTATACAGAAAACACAGACGTGGTGGACCATTAGCAGCGCCACCAGGTAAAAGTTGGCATAATTATAAGTGTGCATGTGATATTGTTTTTATTGTCAATGGCAAAGCAAAATGGAGTGCTAAGTATTACACTGGTATCATTAGAAAACATTTTTTAAAATATGATTTAGAGAATTATATTAAAAATGATTCTGGTCATTTTCAGCCAGCAGAGTTAAGAAACATATCTGTCAGCAGGGCTTTAAGAGAGTCTATAAAAAACAATGTACTAGATGAGAATGTAATCGCTAGATACCTTAATTAGTCTTATAAATAAAAAGAAAACTGGAGATTGCTTCATATGGCAGCACCATTAACACAAAGAGTTGTATACTCGGACTTCTTTACGGATTTGGATAAGCATCCAATTCGTAGCACAGTCTTACGCAAAACGAATGTTGATGCTGTAAAACAGTCTCTTCGTAATCTTATGTTGACAGATAGAGGTGAGCGATTGTTCCAACCAAATCTTGGTGGTAACATTCGTGCTATGTTGTTTGAGAACATTACACCACAGACATTCTTGACGATGCAAGAGCATATAAGAGACGTTATTGAAGCACATGAGCCAAGGGCTGATGTTATTGATGTAGTTATTGCTCAGACTTCACAAGAACACGAAGTTCAAGTCACAATCGTATTTCGTGTTGTCAACGTACAAGAACCAGTTACATTAGAATTACTTTTAGAAAGAGTGAGATAAAATGGCAGGAACTATTATCTCGGAACTTGATTTCAATCAAATCAAGAGTCAGTTAAAAACATTTCTTCAAGGTCAAGCACAATTTGCTGACTATGACTATGACGGATCAAATATGTCCGTCATTCTTGATGTGTTGGCATACAATACATTTCAGAATAGTTTTTATACGAACATGGCTCTCGGTGAGATGTTTCTTGACTCAGCGCAGCTAAGAGATTCTGTTGTATCTCATGCAAAAGAGTTGAACTATCTACCAAGGTCATACAGGTCATCAAACGCAAAAGTTACACTGACGTTTACGCCAAGTGATAATCCAGCATTCATCACAATTCCGAAATACACAAAGTTTACCACAAATGTTGATGGTAAGTCATACACGTTTAGCACAGATCAAGTATATACTATCACACCAAATTCTGGCGTATATTCTGTCAGCGATGTTTCTCTTCACGAAGGTAGAATCGAAAGAGAATATTATGATGTAACAGCAAGCACAAAATATCTTATCTCTAACAAGAGAGTTGACACAGACAGCATTGTAGTAAATGTATATGCTTCCTCTGCTGCTGGTGCTGAAGTTACTGCTTACACTTTGAAGCCAAATCTCTTTGATGTTGGTTCAAGTGATAATGTGTTCTATATACAACCAGCAGAATTGAATCGGTACGAACTAGAGTTTGGTAATGATGTGTTTGGTAGAGAGCCAAAGACGGGTGAAGTTGTTGAAGTTATCTATCGTATTTCCAGTGGTGCAACGCCAAACGGTGCTACTACATTCTCACCAAATGCTACGATACAGGGCTATACAGCGACAGTCACAACAACATCAACATCTTTTGGTGGCGCTGAAGAAGAGACGCTTGATTCAATCAAGTTCTATGCTCCAAAATCTATTCAGATACAAGATAGAGCAGTCACAGAATCTGATTATGAAAATCTTTTGAAAAGCAAGTTCTCTGAAATACAAGCAGTATCAGTACAAGGTGGAGAAGAGTTAGACCCACCACAGTATGGTAAAGTTATTGTACATGTTGATATTCAAAATAGTGATGGCGTATCTGACGGTGCTAAAGAGAAGTATAGAAAGTTTCTAAAAGAACGCACGCCACTCGCAATCGACCCAGTAATTAGGTCTCCTGAATTTCTTTATGTTGCTCTTGACACAACAGTACACTACAATACTAAAACTTCAGATGCTACTAATTCTGAAATAGACTCGCTTGTTAGAAATGCGATTGCATCTTACAATCTGACTTACTTGAATGATTTTAAAAAGAATGCTAGGCAATCTCGAATTGCTCGTGTCATCGATGATACAAATACGTCTATTATATCGAATGATACAGAACTTAGAATGATTGTTGATTTTATTCCAGTGGTAAGTTCTGCTTCAAGCATCACTGCTGACTTTGAAAACTCTTTAATTTTAGATCATCCTTTGACTGCTGGCGAAGATATCAATCGTCATACACCCGCAGTCAAAACTTCCAGTTTTTCTTATGGAACTCAGACAGCATATATACAAGACAACGGCGAAGGTGTCTTAGAAGTTCTCACTAATACGGTTGATGGATTCAAAGTGCTGAGTGGTAATATTGGTACTGTAGATTACGCAACAGGACGTGTAGTCATTCGTGATTTGAATGTTAGTTCTTTCTCTGGTAGTGCCATCAAGATTTATGGTAGACCAGAAACACAAGATATTATTGGTCCTGCAAGCAAGATTATCTCAATCCGTGACGTTGATGTTAGCGTAACAGTAGAGGCTGCGACTCAGTAATGCATGACCTATCGAAAACTATCTCAGAGTATATCGAACAGCAGTTTCCTGCTGTTTATCGGGAAGACGGTCCAAACCTAGTTGCTTTCACAAAGGCTTACTATGAGTTTATGGAAAACACTTCAACGTCTCCTACCACACTCAGTCGTTCGATGTTTCAGAACAGGGACATTGATGAGACATTAGATAGTTTTCTAGTTCATTTCAAAGAGAAGTATCTCTCAGAGTTTCCTTATGCAAAGGCTGTAGACAAGCGATTTGTTATCAAGCATATCATGGACTACTATCGTTCAAAGGGCACTCCAAAAGCAACTGAACTTTTAATTCGTATGTTGTTCAACGAAGAAGCATCAGTATACTATCCTGGTGATGATATACTTCGTGCTTCACACAGTAAGTATAAGATTCCCAAATACATTGAAGTCACACAGTCAGCAAGGTCTGCTGGGTTTGTTGAGAATCAAATCACGGGTTCTAGGTCTGGTGCTACTGCTTTCGTTGAAGGACTCGTAAAGAAAAGAGTTCAGGGTCGTATCATTGACATTCTCTATATTAGTAATATAAAGGGGTCGTTTAGAACGGATGAGTTGGTCAGCGATGATGGTCTTCTCACAAACGCACCAAAGATTATTGGTTCGCTTTCATCTATGAATGTTACGAATGGTGGTAGAAATAACGCCGTTGGCGACTTGTTCAATGTGCTTGATGATACAGGCAGACAAGGTAAAGTTCGTGTCACTGGCGTTGAAGATGCTACTGGTCGAGTTGACTTTGAACTTGTAGATGGTGGCACGGGTTACACACTTAATGATTTAGATGACGGCGATACTTCAGACGATTATACAGACGTTCGTGTCGCCACAGCGATGATTGCTGTTGATAACTCGAACACATTAAATCAGTTTATTCAGTTTGAGACTGTAAAGCAGGAACGTGAGATTGTTACTCTAATCAGCGCTCAAGATTTTGCTGATGAATATTTTGACAATCTTGCTGCCAACTCATCATCCGTTGCTGATGATTTTGTTTTGGGTGTCAAAGTATATCCAACAGCATATACAGCAAACTCGACGAACGGTCCTGCATTTGAACGGTCTACTGTATCAGACTCAAATGATATTGTTGTCATAACAAACAATACAATCATAGCGAACACTGAATACTCAACGAACTCTACACATATCGTATTTGATTCAGACCCTGGTGATGGGGCAGTGATTTCAGTTCTAGAATATGTGGTTGTTGCCAACAGTAAAGTCGCATCGTTGAGCGCTGATGATGCAAATACAAGTGCAACTCTTGTGATTACAAGTGGCACTTTTGCAAATCAAGTCTCTATTGATACAGCAGATAATACATCATTGTCTGCTAATGAAATCGTAGATGAAGAATCGACTATTACCTTAGAGGTTGTTGATTCTAGTATTTTCTCTTCTCATATTGGTGAAAAACTTGAGATGAAGAAGTTCACAACAGCAGCAAATGGTCAATACTTATCAGCATATGCTTATGGGTATCTGACTGTTGCTAATACTACTGGTAATTCAACAATCGGTGAGTTCCTAACACTTGAGCCGGCTTTTGGTACATTTTTAGCAACAGAAGAAATAGAACTATATTATGCTAATGGTTCAGTTCAAGCGACTGAAACCATTGATGCTGTTTCAGTCACAACAGCAGGGGCAACTGGTATTGCCACATCAGCATCAGATGCCAACACTTGGAATATCAAAGTAACGTCTGGTGCATTTACTGCTGGTAAGAAGATAAGAGGTCGAGAAACAAGAGTTGAAGAAACGATTAGTGCTATAACAGCAACTGGTGCTTCTGATGTTTGGTATAATGGTGTCGCAACAGCAAATGGTGTGATTGATACGGTTGCTAACAATACAGTAACTGGCGTTGTCGTTGGTCAAAACACAACATATGTTGGGCTATTCAGTAATACTTCTGCGTTCTCGTATGTCGAAGGCGCTGGTATGACTATCAAAACTTCTCGTGAAGATTTAAAAGAGATCGACCTTGCAGCACAGCCAAATCTAGAACTTACTATCAACGCAGTTGGCACTGGTAGTGGAGCAACGTTCCAACCAGGCGCATTAGAGAACGAAGAGACTGTTACGCTAAACACTGATTTTGTCGGTGCTAAGAATGTTGCAAATGTGGCTTTCTTAGATGTGATAGTTGGTACAGCAGCAAATAGTGGTATTGGATTTGTAGACTCAATTACGATTACAAATGGTGGCACTGGGTATGCAAATGGCACTGGTAACGTCACGTTTACAGGTGGTGGTTATGCTAGTGGTGACCCAGTTGTATCGGCAATCGCTTCAATCACAACAAACGGTAGTGGTGTAATTACTGCTATTACAGTTGATAACCCAGGCGAAGGTTTCTACGACACACCAACAATCGTATTGCCAGATAATGGTGGTGGGACAGATGCTACTGTAGTTGTTAATTTTGACGGCGGGTATGGATTCGTTAAGAATCCAAATGGTGATTCAACGTCTGAGTTCCAGTCTTTATTCACCTTCGATGATTTTACAATGGGTACTATAACATCACTAACAAGAGTTAACCCTGGTACTGAATATAATACTGATCCGTTCATTTCAGTGCATAATAAATATATCGCAGCATACGACAGAAAAAACATCTATCTAAACATCACTCTTGTTACAAGTAACTTCACTCCGGGTGAAATTGTAGAGCAAGATAGTACAGAGAAGGGTGTTATCATTTCTGCCAATAGTAGTGTGCTGCATTTGAAACGAACACGCTTCAATACAAGCTGGACAGCATCTAACATTATTGGTAAGAGTTCTGGTGCCATTGCAAACTTCTCTGTTGGTAATGATGCTATCGATTTAGTCTCTCGTTCGATGGGTGATAATGCTATAATTACTGGTGATGTTGTCGTGGCAGATGGTGTAGCAACCGCCGTTGAAATTATAGACTCTGGTTATGGTTACTTAAATAATCAATCAATGACTCTGACTAATGATACTAATCAATTTGCTATCACTGCCAACTCTGTTGTAGCAACAGAAGGTACTGGCACAGGCTTCTGGGAAACAACTACATCGCATCTCAGCGATACTTCTAAAGTAAGAGACAACAAATATTATCAAGAATATTCGTATGATATTCAAACTGGCGTCTCAATCAATCGCTATCGTGACATAGTAAAAAAAGTGCTTCATGTTGCTGGTACTGAATTATTCGGTACAGTAGTCAAGAATAGTGTTATAAATACTAATGTTACCACTGCTACTTCGACAACTGATACCGTATCCACATCATAAAGCAAAGAAAAAGATGACGAAATTAGTTACAAACAAATTCAAAACACATATGGCTGCTCAATTTATTGAGTCTGTTTCAGAGTCTTCAAACAGTTTATACTATGTGTTTACTGGTGAGAC